TCATTACGTTGAATAACTTCTGTTGCTGTCATTTGCGGACCATCTTGCATCATAAGTTGATTAACATAGAACACAGCTCTAATGCTGTCTCTTCTTTGCTCTTCCATATTTAAGCCTAGTGGATTGTTTGCACCAATGTTTAATGGTTCTATTCTATCTCTTGTACCTGATCTGTAAAAATTTAATCCACCCGGTACAGTTCTTACAGGAAGTAAGAAGCCATCATCCGGAACTAATAATGGTGGATCAACTTGTTTTTGTGCAGCTTTGATTGTAGTCTTTGACATTTCATTTAACATCTTAACATCTGGCAATG